ACAGGCGGCAAATATCGCGTTGTCGGCACTTCTGTTTGCCGGCATTATCGCCGCGGCTTTTCTCTTGCTTTGGATTTTCACATGAGAGGCGGCGAGCTCGACCGACTAGTCGTCATTCAACGGGCGACGGGCTCAATTTCGGATTCCGGCCAGCCGATCGACGCTTGGACATCGATCGGGCCGCCGCGATACGCTTCGAAAAAACCCGTGACCGGCATCGAGCGATATGGCTCGGCGCAATTGGAAGCCCGCGAGCAAATTGAGTTTCAATTGCGTTGGGCGGCCGATTTGGCTGATCTGCGCCCGGAGGATCAGATCATCGAGCCGGCCAGCGACGCCGCCGTTAATCCGGTCCCGCAGCGCAGCACTTATGATATCTTTGCGGTGCTCGAAATCGGCCGCCATGAAGGCTTGCGAGTGCTGGCGTTGCGGCGGCCCTAGTCGCGGCGCTGACTTCCGGCTAATTTCAATGCGCGACCAGGCGGCCTTACGAGGCCGCTTTGAAAGACATCCGCATAGCGTTTCGCGCGCTGTTGCTGGCCGATCCGACGGTCAACGCGCTGTGCGCCGGGCGCTGCTATCCCGTCGAATTGCCGGAAAATGTGCGCTCGCCGGCGCTCGTCTATTTCCGCGTTTCCGATTTCAGCGATTATCACATGCTCGGCGATTCAGGCCTGCAGCGAATATCGATGCAATTGGACTCCTGGGCGGAAAATCAGGACGCCTCTGTCTCGCTCGCCGATGCCGCGCACGACGTGCTGACCGGCTTTCGCGGCCGGGTGAATTACACCAGCGGCTTTGTCGACATTCGCGGCGTGTTTCAAACCAACGGCCGCGACCTATCGGACCACGTCACGCAAATGTTCAACATGAGCCGCGATTACCAAGTCTTTTATGCGGACCGTTGACATGGCTTTGACCGCGACGCAAACAATCTCGATCGAAGGCGTGTCGGAAACAGCCGCGGCGCTCGATGAATTTTCCAAGGCGACTTCGGCCAACATCTTGCGCCGCGTGCTGTTGGCCGCCGGCGCGCCGATCGCCGCCGCTGCGACCGCCCTTGCGCCGCGCGGACCGACCGGCGACCTGATTGCCTCGATCAGCGTCGCGCCGGCGCAACCGTCGAAAATGACGCGCAGCAGCCGCGGCGTCTACGACAAGCAAAGCCAGGTCGAGGTCGTGGTCGAGGCCGGCCCGGTCCGCGAATCGATAACCCAAGAATTTGGCACGATACACAATCCGGCAAAGCCGTTTATGCGGCCGGCCTGGGCGCAGCAACGCGGCCGGGCGCTGCAGATAGTAATCGAGCAATTATCGGTGGAAATCGAGAAAGCGCGGCAACGGGCGGCCCGCAAAACCGCGCGCATTGCGGCCGCCATCGGTTCCGGCTAATTTGCCCATCGCCAGGCGACCAAAGCGGCCTGCAAGCTAAACAACTAAGCTTGCGAGGTCTGCCCAATGGCTGCATCCAACGCTTTGCTAGGCTATGGTTCGATCGTCGAGGTGTCGACGACGGGAAACTCGCCCGATGTCCTGCAACAACTCGACGAAGTCACAACGATCACGCCGCCGTCCAGCACATCGGATCAAATCGACGTCACGCATATGCAATCGCCGAACCGGCGGCGCGAATTCATTGCCGGGCTGACCGACGGCGGCGAATTCTCTTGCGAAATGAATTTCATTCCCGGCGGCGCTACCGACGATTTTCTGTTTGCGATCCTGAATTCGCCGGTCGGTGTCTCGCGGCGGCGGTTCATCCGGCTGTCGTTCCCGAACGGCACAACGTGGTTTTTTACCGGCGAGCTCACCGGCTACGACATCGCCTGTCCGTTCGACGACAAGATGACGGCCACGGCGACGTTCAAAGTGTCCGGCGATCTGACAACAGGGTCGACGTGATATGGCGAATCCGCAAAAAGGCGAAATCGAATTCGAGGTTGCCGGCAAGCGCTACACTTGGCTTTTGGGAACCTACGGGCTCGCGAAAATCGAGGAACGCTTAGGCAAATCCTGGCCTAAGGTCATGGCCGATCTTGATCCGCAAAGCATGCACTATTGGCTCGCGGCTTTTCACTGCGGGCTATTGCTGCATCATGACATCAGCGAGCGCGAGGCATCAGTTTTGCTCGACGAACTGACGCTGGGAAAATTCATCGAGATTTTTAACGCGGCGTTCGCCAAGCAATTTCCCGCGCCAAGTGGGGAGAGCGGCGCCCGCCCTCGGGAAGCGGCGGCCACGAGCGCGAATGGAATTGGGACTCCATCATCCGCAAGTGGCTGATCCTCGGACTCGACTTTGATCTTTTTTGGCGTTTGTCGATCAAATCCGTTGCGCTCGCTTTGGACGCCAAAGAAGCCGCTCTGAGAGAAGAATATAACGGGCGCGCTATTCTCGCGTGGAACATCGCCAACCTTTCGCGCGCGCGGCGCTTGCCCAAGGTCGACACGCTTTTTGTTCGCGAGCGCAAACAGCCGCAGACGTGGCAGGAGCAGCATGCGCTAATGAAGCAATGGGAACGAGCGCAAGCGCGCAGGAACGCAATACAGGAAGGGAAGCCAAATGCCGGGTGAAGCAACAATTGGCGCATTGCGCGTCGTGCTCGGCGCCGATACCGCGAAATTTGAGGACAATCTAAAAAGCGCGATCGGCTCACTTGAGGATTTCGGCAAAAAAGCGCTGACGATCGCCACCGGAATCCAGTTGTCGAATATTTTCGAGCAAGCTTTTCACGGCGTTGTCGACAGCATTACCGGCGCCATCGATGCCGCCGATAAGCTGTCGAAAGCCTCACAAAAATTCGGCGTACCTGTCGAAACGCTGGCGGCGCTGTCGAACGCCGCGGCGCTGTCGGATGTCAGTGTCGAAGAACTCGGCGGATCAATAGCGCGATTGTCGCGGAACATGGTCGCCGCCTCGGGGCCGACGAGCGACCAGGCGGTGGCGTTTAAGGCGCTCGGCATTTCGGTCAAGGATTCGAGCGGTCAGCTTAAATCGTCGCAAGACATTCTGTTCGGGGTGGCCGACGCCTTCTCGAAATTCCGCGACGGCGCCACCAAGACGGCAATTGCGATCGCGCTATTCGGCCGTGCCGGTGCCGACATGATTCCGATTCTCGACAAGGGCTCGGCCGGCATCAAGGAAATGCAAGATCGGGTCAAGGAGCTAAACCCGAATTTGGATGTGGATACGCTCGCGGCCGAACACTTCAAAGATGCCTTGAAGGAATTGGCGCAGGCAAAGGACGCCATCATTCTGCGGCTGATTGGCTCGTCGGGCATGCTGCAATTGCTGCAGGGACTCGCAAAAAGCTTTACCGAAACCGCAGCCGACGGCGACAAGCTTGCGCAAATAAGCCAAGAGATTGCCAACGCGATACAAATCGCTGGCGTGGCGCTGCAAGTATTTGTCGATTTGCTCAAGATAGCGGCGCAGCCAACGCTGGCTTTCGCTCAAGCACTTTACCAGATCACGCAGGGCAATTTCAGCGCAGCATTAAGCGCGATTAGCGACGGTTTTGCGAGTGCCGTTAGCAGTAGCAAGGATGCGGCGGCCGCGGTCGGCACGCTGACCAAGTCGGCCACGGACTTCACTTACGTCGGCTTGAGCGATGAGCTCATGAAAACCGTTATGGCGCAAACGCAATTGGCGAATGCGCCAATCTTCGATCCAAATGCCGCCAAGAACCTTAAGGCATTCAATGACGAACTGACGAAAATGCATGACCGGTCGCTCGATATCAGTGGCGTTTTCGCCGGGCAATTGGCAACGGGTTTTTTGGCCGCAACTGCGAACATGGAAGCGCTCAAGGGGCAGATTAAAATTGTCGGCGACAGTTTTGTCACGCTCGGGCCGCTCGCGCAAAAATTCAATCAAGCAATGTTGCAGGTGCAGGCGCAACAGGTCATTCAATCGACATTGCCGGCGTGGCAACAGTTCGAGCTACAGGTGCAGAAAAATACGACGGCATTGCAGGCGCTCGGGCTCACATCGCAACAGATCGCCGTCATCAATCAACAGGCCGCGCTCAATGCCGGCGTCGCTTGGCAGAACGCCGCGCAAAGCATCGCGACAAGCCTCGCCGCAGGCTTCGCCGGCTTCGCGCAAAAGAATAAGGAATTTGCCGGCATCGCGAAGGCGGCAGCGATCGCGGAAGCGATTGCCAACACCTACCTGGCCGCGACCAAGGCGCTCGCAGCTTATCCGCCGCCATTCGGCGAGATTGCCGCCGCAGCGTCGGTCGTCGCCGGGCTCGGCATGGTCGCCAAAATCCAGGCGCAACAGTTCGCCAAGGGCGGCTCGTTTATGGTGCCCGGCGGCCGGAATTCGCGTGACAATCAGATGGTGCCACTGGCGTTGTCGGCCGGCGAGCGCGTCGACATCACACCGGCCTCATACGCGGGCAACAATGGTGGCCGCGCGCAGCGCATCGAGCTCGCAGGCATCGGGCCGCGCGATCTGTTCACCGGCACTATGCTGCGCGATCTGGTCGATGCCTTGAATCAGGGGCAGCGCGATGGCTATCGGCTCAAATTTGCGGAGCGCTGAAAATGCCATTGATCCTCCCGACTTTCGGCTCGCTCGTCGATAATCCGGCAGGCGTGCCGTTAATCGGCTATCAAAATATCGTCACGCCGGCGAACGTGTTTTCCTTGACGGCCGACGTTGCCCATCCGATCAGCAACGTTGCCAATCCGGCAACGCATTTGTTCTGGCGTGCGACCTTCGCAACCGGATCGGAAATAATCGAAATTACGCCGACGAGCGCCGATCCCATCGACTATATCGGCATCGCCGGTCACAATTTGGGAAGTGCCGGGATCGGCGTTTATGTCGAGGATGTGGGATCATCGCCGAACGTGCCGCTGATCGATCCATCGAATTTTCTTACCGTCGCCAACGACTCCCCGGTCATTATCAGGTTCCAGCCCGGCGTTTATTCCGACTTGCGTGTGTGGCTCGATTCTGGCGGCAAGGCGGTCCCGCCGCAAATCGCCGTGATCTATGTCGGCAAATTGCTGGTGCTCGAACGCGGCATCAAGGTCGATGTCGTGCACACGCCGATCCCATTCGGCCGACGTACGCGTGTTGTCAGCGGCATGTCGGAAACCGGCAATTTTTTGGGCAGGATCATTCTGTCGGAATCACGTGCCAGCAGGGCGGAGTTTTTCGGCTTCACTCCCGACTTCTATCGCAACTATATAGACGATTTTCTTGCGGCGGCGCAGGGAAACCCGTTCTTTTGGGCGTGGGCGCCTACTGATTACCCGTTGGAAACCGGATTCGCTTGGCTGTCCAATGACGCCGTCCCGGAAATTTCCCCTGATCATCTTCGGGTTGCTCTCGCTTTGGACATGGCCGGGCTCGCATAGGAGTTCCAAACAGATGCCGATCACACATTCGACCGTCGTCGTCGTTCCGGATGACGGCACATCGCCAGTAGGCAGCGATGAATGGAATGCAAATCATTCCATAAGCGTTCCGATCAATATCAACGTGCCGGCCGGCATTGCCGACGCGATAGGCATTCCGGAATTCTATGTGCAAAGCATGATCGCCCAGAGCAAGTGGTCAAACGACATTATCGCGCCGGATCATCGCTTTGGAAAATCCCGCGCTACTTCACCAGGCGGCGCCGGCACAATTGTACAAGCGAACGACGTGCTCGGAAGTATCCGTTTTTCCGGCGATTTAGGATCGAGTTTAGGCCTTGCCGTCGCAGCGCAGATTCTTGCGTTCGTTGACGGTACGCCGTCAACGACATCGATGCCTGGGAGATTGGTATTCAAAACTCAGGCGGCCGGCAGCATCGATCCGAATAACGTCATCACCGCACTGGTGATTTATCGGGATCAATCGGTGGAAGTCACAGGGACTTTCTTCGCCGATACGGCAGTGAATATCGGCAGCAATGCTGCGCCCACATCTATGCTGACCGTGCTCGGCCCGGTCGCCACCAAAATCCCGCGAACGTTGGTCAACGCCACGGAGACCATGGTCGCGGCCGACAGCTCGCTTATTGCCAACCGGGCCGGCACCATCACCCTGACATTACAAAGTGCGGCATCATATCCGGGCCGGTGGCTTTATGTGAAAACCATACAGGCTCAAACCCTGGTCAGTGCAACCAGCAACGTGGTTCCCCTGGTTGGTGGGAGTGCCGGCCCGGCGATCCTGGCAGCAACAGCGGGCAAGTGGGCTTCTTTGCAATCCGACGGCGCCAATTGGATCATCATGGCTGGAAATTAACGTGGCAGTCTTTCAGACCAACGTATTCCAAACCAATGTTTTTCAGCAGATAACTGCCGCAATTTCAAGCAGCGCATTTGCTGCTAAGACGCTGACTTATGTTGAAATCGATATTCCGTCATTCAGTCAAAATTCCCCGCCTGATTCCCCGCCGTTGATGCAGACGTTTCGTTTCGCAACAGACGCGATTTATTTGCCGATCACGATCGATGCGATTCCTAGCGTCGTAGATGTCAAGATCGATCCGGCGACCATATCCTTAGGCGAGGATATCGGAACGCGGGCGACTGTTACCGCGACTTTCAGAGATCATCGGCACATTTTTAACGGTGAAGCTTTTTCTAGCGGGACATTTTGGGGCAAATTTCGCGGTCGCTACGGCGTGAAACTTCGCGGCTACCCGTTAAGAGTAATAGTCGGGGCGGTTGGCCAAGCCATCGCCGACATGGAAACACGGCATTTTGTGATCGAGAGTACCGACGGGCCGTCGAACAAAGGCGAATATCGGATAATTGCCAAGGATGTCTTGAAATTCGCCGATGGCGACCGCGCACAAGCGCCGATCTTGTCGAATGGTTTTCTAAACGCCGATATCACCAACGTGGCGACGACGGCGACGCTGTCGCCGGCCGGCATCGGCAACGCCGAATATCCGGCGAGCGGCCTGGTCGCCATCGGCGGCAGCGAGGTTTGCAGCTTTACCCGCGCGACCGACACGCTAACGCTCACAAGAGCGCAAAAGAACACGGTTGCATCGTCGCACAATGCGCAGGATCGCGTCCAGTTAGTGCTTGCCTACACGGCGCAGGATGCCGCAGTCATCATTTACGATTTGCTGGTCACCTATGCCGCCGTTCCGGCCAGCTACATCACGCTCGCCAACTGGCAAGCCGAAACCGCGACGTTTCTCAATACCGTCTATACTTCCGTCATCGCCGAGCCGACATCGGTTGCCACGCTTGTTTC